GGGTTTCTCTTTCACCAACAAACGAAACGAAAAGTTATGACTAAGGACAAGCCGGTTGCAATCCGGTCACTCAAGGTCGTCTCAGGCTCGAACAGGACGGATTCGGATTTGGATACGCCACCAGAGCCAGTCAAGTCTCTAATAGGCTCCCCAACCCCAAGAATTCATTCACGCTTGAACGATTTACCCTCAAAAGGCGATGAGATGATTGCATTTGCCGAGTCAGTGGGCATTGATCTTATGCCTTGGCAGAAATTTGTCATTCATCACGCCCACAAAGTCAAGGCTGACCAGCGATGGCAGCATTCTGAAATCTGCATCGTGGCAGCTAGACAACAAGGAAAATCCACGTTGCTTTTAATCCGAGCATTGGCTGGACTCTTTCTGTGGAATGAGCCGTTGCAGATTTCTTCAGCTCATAGACTTTCAACAGCGTTGGAACTATTCCGGCAAATTGTCAAAGTTATCGAGACAAATGATTTCCTCAAAAAACAGGTTCAGGTTATTCGCTGGGCGCATGGGTCAGAAGAAATTGTGACCATTACAGGCAATCGCTACATGGTCAAGGCATCCAACAATGCAGCGCGTGGAATTTCCCGGCCAGAGGTCGTCTATATGGATGAGCTTTCTGAGATGAAGGATTTAGACGGGTTCGCCAGCTTGCGCTATACCATGATGGCTTCTAGGAATCCCCAAGTCTGGACGTTTTCGACAGCCGGTGATCAGACCTCGGTTGTCCTCAATCAGTTACGAGAACGCGGCATGGCGGCAGCTGTTGGCGGCACTGACCAGATTTGTTATCTTGAATGGTCGGGATACACCGACGACATCCATGACGAGCGAAATTGGGTGGCAAGTAATCCAGCTTTAGGCCACACAGTCCATGAGGATAATATACGGGCAATTCTTAACGATCCACCGCACGTCGTTCAGCAGGAAGTTTTATGCCGCTGGATTCATCAGAAAGATGCAGTCATTCCCGCGATTTCATGGCAAGAATGCGTCGATGAGTCAGTCCAGCTTGATCCAGAGAAAACAACGTGGTTCGGACTTGATTTGTCGCCCGATCGTAGAGCTGGAGCATTGGTTGCAGCTCAGAAATTGGACAATGACAAATTCGTGGTCAAATTGCTCCGAACTTGGGAAAATTCGGTATCTCTTAATGACTTGGAGATGGCAAATCAAATCGCTGACCATTTCAGGAAATATCCTGTTGAGACAATTGCCTATTCAAAGAGAACGGCCACAGCTGTTGCCGGTCGCTTGGTTCCAGCCGGAATTCCCATCATGGACTTTGATGGTCATAATTACGCGACCGCATGCGATCAATTGCTTTCGGCCATTACATCTAATCGATTGCGCCATGCCGGGAATGAAGAATTGACTAAGCAAATGCTTTCAGCTGTTCGATTGCCTCATGGCGATGGTGGATGGGTTATTGGACGCAGGGCGTCACAGACGACAGTGTGTGCAGCTGTTGCCACAGCTTTAGCCACATTTTACGCGACACGCCCAGAGACGGAGATTGACATCCTAGTTGGATAGTGCTTTAAGCGTGGGAAAATTCTCGCATGGGATTCAGAGACATCTTTGTTCGAACATCATCCGTCACAGAGCTGACATACGACGTCTCTGCATCTCTTGCTCCAGTGACGACGCTGGATTCACTCTCGCCATTCTTTCGCGGTAATCGTACAGCTACACGTGAAGAAGCAATGAGCGTTCCAGCAATAGCTCGCGGTCGTAACATCATATGTTCATCGATTGCATCGATTGGCCTTGAAGTGCGTGATCGTGTTACAGGAATGGAAGTTGATTCACCGCGCGTCATTCACACACCAGACCCACGCATTCCGGGCGTTGCAACCTATGTCTGGACGCTGGAAGATATTCTTTTTAGTGGGTACGGGTACTGGCAAGTGACCGAAATTTTTGCCGATACGCAACGCGTTAGAAGTGTTCAAAGAATTGCGCCAGATCGTGTAACTATCAACACAAATTCAGATTCAACAGAAATTGAGTCGTATTCAATTGATGGTCATACACCATTGCCAACATCCGGCGTCGGAAGCCTTGTTGTGTTCTACGGAAATGATGAGGGCTTGCTTAATCGTGCCGGAATGACGATTCGCACCGGTGCAGAGCTAGAACGCGCAGCAGCTCTTTACGCGCGTGAGCCTGTTCCACAAATGGTATTGAAATCCAATGGAACAGCATTGCCAGCAGATCGCATTGCTAAACTCCTGGAGTCTTGGGGTGCAAGTCGCCGCAATCGGACAACTGCATTTCTTAACGCAGACATCACTTTGGAAACTTTGGGCTTTGATCCCGAAAAATTACAGCTTTCAGCTGCCCGTTCGTATATCGCCACCGAATGTGCAAGGGCTTTAGGAATTCCGGCCTATTTCATCGATTCAGAAACTGGATCATCAATGACATATAGTAACGCCAGCACAACACGTCAAACCCTTTTGGATTTCTCTTTGATTCCACTAATGAACTCAATTACCAAAAGGTTATCAATGCCAGATTTCTTGCCATCATCACAACGCGCAGATTATGCCCTTGATGATTACTTGCGCGGCTCAGCATTAGAACGCGCACAAATATATGAAATTCTCAATCGCGTTGGAGCATTGAGTGCAGAAGAAATCCGAGTAGCAGAGGAAATGATCCGATGAAGGTATTAACACCATTCACAATCACAGCGGCCGATTCAGAAGAACGCACTATCACCGGCCAAATTGTGCAATTTGATACACCAGCGAATGCATCGACCGGAAAAGTCTTGTTCAAGTCTGGGTCATTGATTCCAGCGTCGGTCAAACTAAATCTCGAACACGATTCAAAACGACCAATTGGAAAGACGTTATCAATGGAGCTTGCACCGGATGGCAAATCAATCAATGCCACGTTTAAGATTTCAAAGACAACAGCCGGCACAGATGCAATTCAAGAAGCGATGGATGGACTACGCGATGGATTCTCTGTTGAAGCAAATGTTGCAGATCATGGATTCAACGAGGACGGCACAATGGTCGTCAATTCAGCGACACTTGTTGGCGTCGCATTAACACACAACCCAGCATTCGATGAAGCTCGCGTCAGTCATGTCGCAGCGACTACCGAAGTCACACCAGAAGAAACACCAACCGAAGGAGACGCAGTGGAAACCACTACCGAAAAAACAGAAGCACCAGCCGTTGAATCGGTAGAGGCTTCACAGAACGTCGTGCAAGCTAACAAGCCAGCACCATATTTCACTTCACCACGCAACCCAATTGTCAATCTTGGGTCATGGATGGAGCATTCAATCAAGGCAAAGTTGAATCCAATGTCAGATTCTGCAATTTACATTGCAGCAACAAATGACAATCTAGGTTCAACAAACCCAGCATTCAATCCAACACGTCAGCTCACTGAAGTCATTAACGGCTTGAGCAATGGAACACGTGGAGCAATTGATGCAATTTCTCGCGGCACATTGCCGGATTCTGGCCTTCAATTTGAGATTCCAAAAATCACACAAATTGCAGAAGTTGATCCAGTTGCAGAAAATGGCGCGGTAACAAATACCGATGTCAATTCAAGTTTCATTTCAGTCCCAATTACGCGCTTCGCAGGACGCAACGTGCTCACGACTGAAATCATTGAGCGCAGCTCACCGGATTTCTTCAACGAGCTTGTTCGTATCATGGGATCAGCCATGGCTTTCTCTCAGAACAAGTATGTTGCAAATCAAATCAAGGCAGATGCAGCATCGGATGGAACACCAACAGCTAACACAGCAGCCGGTTTAATTGCGTATGTCAGTCGTGCAAATGCGGCCGTCTATGCAGGAACTCAACGCTTCGCACGTAACATCTTGGTATCACCGGGACAATGGTCAAACATCATGGGCTACAACGACAATGGAACACCATTGTTTAATGCTTACCAGCCACAAAATCAGGCCGGTCTTGTTACAGGTCAATCACAGCGCGGCGTAGTGTTGGGGCTTAATTTCTTTGTCGATAATTCAGGCGAATTCACTGGAACAGGCGATGATTCAATGGTCGTTCTTGAGCCAGATGCATTCACATGGTATGAAAGCGGCAATTATCGTCTTGATGTCAATAAGCCATCTGACGGAACTGTTGAAATCAGCCTCAATTCTTATGGTGCATGCGCCACAAAAATTGCAGCTGGTGGAAATCTGTTTAATTTCACCTAATAACTAATCATCGGCCACAGCCGCTCCCGGATGTGGTCGAGCAGTAGAAGGGAACGGAAATGCCACAAATTGTCACCGCAGCAGAACTGCGATCCATTCTTGGCGTTTCTGTTTCTCTTTATTCAAATGCATATCTTGAGCAGATGATTGAGAGCGCAGAGCTGACAATTCTGCCATTGCTTACTGGATATCAATCGGCAGTCACAGAAATCTTTGTGGAAAATTCCATCGCCTATTACGGGACTCAGCGCGTCAATTATTTCGTGCCGGGTCAAGATGTCGTCATTACCGGATGCGGCATTTACGACGCAACAGTGACAGTCACCAACGATCGCATTGCGCCAATGGTCTTTACGTCTGCAACGGGCGAAGCAGACAGCACATACACCATCCCAATCATTCCGAGTGGGCTTGCGTGTATTGATGGGGCAACCGCCGGCGATTTATACTCTGGCGTTGCTCCCATTAAGTCAGCCATCCTTGTTGTAGCTGTTGAAGTGTTCCAGAGCGTTACAGCTCCGGGCAATCAGATTATGAGCGACGCATTTCAGCCATCACCATTCGTCCTTGGTCGCAGCTTAACAAGTCGCATTGTGGGTTTGCTTGGACCATTCTTAGAAGTCGAAACGATGTGTCTATGACAATCGAAGCCGACATTCGCACACCATTGCAGACTACTCTTTCAACTATTGCAGCCAATGTCTATAACGGCATTCCAGAGGCAATGACCAGCCCATCAATTGTTCTTGTTCCGGATTCACCATATTTGGAAAGCACTCTAATCAATGGATCAACTACCAAAGTCAAAATCAATTTCTTGGTCACTGGCGTCGTCGGTTATTCAAGCAATGCAGCAGCTTTGACCAATCTTGAAGATTTAATGATTGAAATCATTTCGACCATGCCGGCTGGATATGTTGTCGGCGATGTTAGCTCACCCACACCTTTGGAAGTCGGCACAGGAAAATTCTTGACAGCTGATTTGCAAGTATCAACGTATTACACCGACTAAGGAGAAAACTCATGGCAACAACAATCATCACAGGCAGAGATATTCACTTCACAATCGACAGTGATGATTTCGATGCCCAAGCTACTTCAGCGACTTT